TCTTCAGGAAGCTCATCAGCTTCTTCTCTTGCAGCATTTAATTCTTCTAAAGAATTAATTTCCCTACCGTATCTTTTTCCAATATATGAAAGAACTTGTTCTTCAGAAAGTTCAGATTCAATCCCTGATTCTTCCTTAGTGTCTTCTACAACAGTGTCCTCTACGACACTCTCTTGAATTGTTTCTGATTTTTGTGGTTCAGTATCAGAAAACTTTTCTTCATGCTTGTCAAGAAGCTCTTGTTCGACTTCTTGAATAGATTTTTCTTTTGCAGATTCAACTGCTCTTACTTTTAATTCCATTAGATATAATTTAAGTTACAAAATTAATTAAAAAAATAACGCTCATTTTTAGCATTACCTTGGCTCAAATTCAGCCAAATCAAAGCCATCTAGGCTATCTTCATTAGATTCAAAATTCTGAGGTGGTAAATTGTTTTTACGTTGAGAAATTAATTTACTCTGCTCAGTATTTTGCTGACTAATTCTTTTACTTTTTGCTTCCTCTCTAGAGTCTTCTCTAAAAGCTAAAGTTTGCTCTCTCATTCCGTGCAATTGCAAGTTGTAATTAAACTCTTGCTGCATTAGTTGAGATTTAAGAGCGGCTTCAGCTTTATTCTTTTCAATCTCAAAAGCTATTTCGGCTTGCTTGATTTTCATCTTAGACTGAGTCTCAAGCTCAATTTTCTGCAGTGCAGTCTGAGCCGCCATCTCTTGAGATTTTAGTTGTTGTTGAGCTACCATAGCTTGTTGCTGCATTGCCATACGCTCATCTCTCTCTTGCTTAGCTAACCGCTTAACTTTTAATAATTGGTTTGCTAGTTTAAGATTTTTAATTTCACGAATATCAATAGCATCTTCAAGATTAATATCTCCTTTAGATAAAGCCATCTGAATGTTCTGCTCAAGCATTGCTTTTTGCTCTTCATCCGGAGAAAGCTCTATAAAAATTCCAAAGTCATAAATATATAAGTCGGATATCTCTCCTAAAATACTTACGTTATACTTTCCTATCTTATTAATAAAGTCCTCTTTAAAGTCTGAGTATTCTAATATATCAGCTACTCGATACGTTAACGCTTCCGCTAAGCTTCTATAGATATATAAACTTCCTTCTAATATGTGACGAGTCGCAGTATTTGAATTTAACGCAGCTAATTTTTGAACACCCACTAAAGCATCAGGACTTGGCGTAGAACCATCCCTGGCTTCATTTAAGCCTGTTACAGAGCGAATCATGTCTAAGTAGTGGTTATAATTAGCTATGAGCATTTGTGTCTTAGAAGCTCCCGAATTGCTTGTAAGTTGTTGTATTGGTATCTTACCTTGATTATACTCCCCTTCTTGGGTGTAACTTCTACCTACAACACTACCGGTTTGAAAATACAATCTTAATGCGTCTGAAGGGTCGTAAGAAGCTCCTGTACCCAGGTCAACTTCATTAATACCATCTGCATCAATATAAACTCCATCAGGTACGGTTCTAGCAATTACCTGCTGTAACTTTAAATGAGTTATTTGTATTAAATCAGCAAAAGGAATCATTCGTCTTACTAAAGACTCAATAACTCCCTTGTACATTCTTGGCGCTACCGCCACATAATTAGGCAGTGCGTGTTGTGAAGAAGACTTAGGTCGCACCATATTCTTGGCAAGTTCCCATTTTAATATAATGTTTGTGCCCATAACCATGACACCATCATACCAAACATCTATTGTCTTTTCTATCTTTTCAAAGTTTCCTTCTTCCAACATTTCTGTTGGAGGATTAAAGTTATCATCCTTTTCAATCATCTTAGACCCACCGCCTTCAAGTATTCTTTTCTTATAAACCATCTTCTTGGTGGTTTTATAATTAAAATACATAAGGGTACAGGTATCACGATAAAAGATATCGTTCTCATAAAACTGGGCTACATTATAATAATCATACCAGCTCTGGCTGTACTTAGAGATTTCCTCTAAATCTTCACGAGAAAGATTAGGGTCAATCTTCATTAGTTCAGAAATAGGTAGTGTTTTAATTTCTCCCCAGTAAAAACAATCTTTAAAGTGAGGGTCTTCAGTATAACTGTATACAACGTTGGCTGGGTCTACATAAGATATTTGTACGCCCGAGCCAGGAAGGAACTCATGCTTAGCTACAGCCATACCTATAACTGTAGAATCATAGTCTAATTGTTTGCGGATGTCATTGTAATGATTTTCCGAAAACATAGTGTCAATAGCCTCCTCTTCAGCAATCTCAATCGCTGGCTTGTAGTTGAGGTTCATATATAATGATAATTCCTCATCCGAAGCCGGAAGCTCATCGGGGTCCATAATAAATGGGTCAACCCCTGTTTGTTCTTGAATGGTAGTTAAGATATCTTTAGCGGCCATTTGACCCTCAATCATATCCTGGTATTTACTACGCTTAGCCTGTGATAATGCATCTTGTGCATATGCCTTGACCTTAAACTCTCGGTCCTGCATTCCGTTAACAACAATATCAACGAACTTAGGTAAGATAGGAACTGGAGTCCAATCTAAGTTTAGATAAGACAAGTCTCCATCAATTGCTAATTCGTTTTTATATTTTGCTACAGACTGCTCACCACGAGCATATAATCTTAGTCTATGGAAATCACGCCATTGATTGTAGTATCTACATTGGTTTCCATCCTTCTTGAACCATTCATACTGAATTGCCTGTCCAATCTGCAAACCAAACTCGTAAGTAGCTTTCTCAGCATCCGAAACAAATTGGCTGGGAAAACTTGTAGATGCAATGTCTATTTTAACATCTCTCATCTATGTAATTAATTGACTTAAAGTTCCGTTATTTGTATACCTCGCAAAGTTAAGCTTTATTTTTGATTGTTTTTTTTCTGTTTGATATAAGTGCTTTTGATTTGCCATAATCGCAAGCCCAGAGCTAATAGTAGCATCGTACTTTGTTCTGTTGTTAATATCAAACTTCGCCCAATCCTCTAACGTTCTGGTAAACAGCATAGAACCCATCTCATCAGGGTCTCTAAACGTACCCGCAAAATCTAATCCTACATGCTTTTCAATATAAGATTCTATTGCCGCAGCATGAGCTTGCTTTACATCTTCCGAGCTGTTAGGTATGCCCCCCAACTCTTTTTCTGTCCTTGATAGTTTTGAATAATGTTTATCTGGTCTATTTAAACAAAAATGTCTGTACCCTCTGTTTTTAAAATGGTATAGTAACCTAGGTTTGTTATTCTCTATAAGAATAGGCATCCCATAAAACACACAGGCCATTAAAACTTCTTCAAAAAATATCTCAGCTGTCTGTGGGCGAGCCACATACTGTAGGAAAAACTCATTTGATGGAGCTTCCTCCATACTAAACTTTGTCATCCCGTGAAGCGCTCCATTAGAGCCTCCTCCTCCTACAGTTCCTGATATGTCATAAGAGTCACAACCAAATGCACCAATGTGCTCATTGGCTGGATAACGCTGTCCATTGCGCTCAATCTTTCTGTTCTGTAAATTTTTAGAGGGAACCCAGCTAATTAAAAACCTTCCCTTGTTGTCTGGACTAAAGATTACTTTTGAATCCTTAATACCATTCTCCCAATGAAAACTGCCTCTGCTTAAATGGTGTTCCATAATTAACGAATCATTATAATCTATCTGCTGGTATATTTTAGTTAGATTAAATAAAGAAGACTTACTCTCATCTCTAAATGCGTGTGATTCACTTCTTGGAAACTGTCTGTAAAATTCGTTAAGTGCATCAGCGTCAGACTTTAATGACTCTACTTCTGCTTCCCAATAGTCAATAGCTCCGTTTTTAATCCACTCGCCATCCACACCTTTAATACGCTCAGAGGGTTTTCTCATAACGGGCTGACCATAGATATCAATAAAACCTTCCATGTTTAGCTCCATAGGAATAAACAGACTATAGAGTCCGCTCTTAGTTTGTCCGTTAGAGTTACGCTTAGCTACGTTTGAATCCTCGTATAGCTTTTTAAAATTACTACCTCCCTTGTCTAGTGCGTTTGAGGTAGAACCCATTAAACACTTACCAATTATCTTGCTTCCTAAACGCAAACAAGTTTTAGTTACCCTCCAGTTATTTAAAATGTTATTTGGCTTTATCCATTTACCGCTCTCATCATGCACTAAAAGCAAAAGCTTTTCTCCATCATAAGAGTTGTCATCTGTATTCTTCCAGTCAATGGTGGTATCAAGACCCGCAAGCTCATTATCCATTGCCTCATACATATTCTTTTTTGTAATCCTAGAGGCTGGGATTCTAAAGGCAAGCTCTGTCTTGGGCTTGTCCATACCATCCTGAATAGGTTTAAAGAAGAAAGGAAGCCTTGTAGATATAGGGACTACCTTATCAGTAAACATTTTTTTGGAGTCTGCTCCAGTCTTTGATAGTATACCAACTCTCGCATCTTTTGCGAGTGTTCCTGTGTTTACGCACTCTGAAGAGCCCATAAAAGAAAATCCAGAGCGTCTTATCTTTAGGTATATCATTCCAAAACTTCTGTTGTCTGCTCGACAAGCCTCCCAAAATAAATAAAAGATTCTGTTGGCTTCTCTAAAGTCTGGATACCCCACGTCAATACTAGACCACTGTAAGTACATATAGTGTGCTCCTGTAATATAGGTCGGCACTCCATTATTCATAAACCAATGCCCATCTTCTCTTCTATCAAATTCAGATTCAATGTAATCCACCCATCTGTTTTTAAACTCGGATGACATTTCATTCCATTGGAATATAGATTGTATTTTAGCCAAGGGCTGAGGAAGTTCTTGTCTTTCCCAATACTGGTCTTCCTTTTTAGAAGAACGCGACTCGCAGTTTTTAGGCGCTAAGGGAAGACCAATATACAGGCCAGAGATATTTAAAATCTCTCCTACCTCACCAGTCTTAGATATGTTTACAAAGTCATACTTTTCATTATAACCATACTCCCAGGTTTTAGCCCTATTCTTTTTTGATAGCGCACCTTTAGGAATGTAGTCATTTATAACTTGATAAAGCCTACCTTGACCTTCGTTCTGCAAATCCTTGTTTAGTTTCAACTTTTGCGTTTGTATCGTTAGATGCATTTATATTTTCTTCCTCCTGGTCTATTTTGCTTAAAATATCAAAAGCATCAAATATAGCCAGCTTCTTGGTGGCCGCAGCGTTCTTCAATCTATCTGCCGCCAATTCATCTTCAGGGTCTGGCTTGATAATATCCTCTCTAGCCACTTTGATAAGCTGCTCAACAGCTTTTCTTCCTGCCAATATTATTTCTCTTTTTAAATCCTCTGACTTAATCATAGAGCTATTGTTATTTGATGGTCAAACATTCTGTAAAGTTTTTGTCCATCTACATTAAATTCATATTCACTATCAGGCTTGAAGCTAACCAGGTCACCTTCTTGTAAGCCGTAGCCTTTTAATTTGTCGTTTGTATATTTAAGCTTTCCCATAAGCGGTTCTTCACTCATAGGCTTATATACAAAAGATTCTACTGTTGGGATAGGCTCTACAAAACAATACCTGTCATGACAGTGCCATTGATTGTTTTTTTTATACATATAAAACTGCTCATTGTCTACAAAGAACAGGTCGTCCATAAAAAAACTTTTGCCGCTTTTTTGTCTGCCCCGCATATCATTGTAAAACTTAAAGACATTGTGATGAACCAAAAGAATATCTCCAGGCTCTATATCTCCTTGATAATTCAAGGGAGTAGACACAACAACAGCCTCTCTATTAGAAGCTAAGTGGTTTTCTTCAGAGGTACTTGTTAAAAAATCAACCCCTGCTATTTCTTTAGAGTTGTTATAGCGCTTACCGCTCAAAGGTTTTACTATAAAATAAAAAGGAGACCTCATGAACCACAACCTTCACATTCAACACTAGAGTCAGTAGGCTTTACATTATTAAGTTTCATTTCTATGTTGTGAATCTTGTCTTGAATCTCTAAAGATTCCATCCAATCTGTTGTTATTGCCTTTTGCTCTTGTAATAAATAAAATTCTTTTAGTAAATCGTCTTTGGTCATGTTTTAAAAGTTAACGTTATATTCTATAGCCATCGGCATAGAGCCGCTAAATGTTTTCCATAAAAAGATTTCATTCTCTCTTTTAATCCAAACATTAATTTCTCTAGTCTGAATATCTTGCTTTATAAGATGTATTGTATGATTTCCCCCTAATATTTCTTGACCAAGTATGTAGTGCATAGCCCCGGATTTATAATCAGGACCTATAGAAATTTTCCGAATATCCATTATATTAAATTTAGTAACTACAAATATAACAAATAATTACCGCCCTTGTCCTCGGTATAATTTTTTATACTTTTTACTACTTTTTAAAACGCTTGTTTTGGTTTTTGCGTGTACGTTAGGTCTGCTAACTTTTGGTTTTTTTGTGTAGGTTATGATTTGCTGTTTAGCCATTTTTATCTTCTTTTTTAACTGCTGACCCAAAGTAGTATCCGAAAATACTAAGGGCAACACCTTCAACAATACCAATCATGTGGATGAATATCTCCTTGTTGGTCTCAGGAACTTTAGTAGTAACTACTGTATAAACCAAAAAAGCAAACGCAGACAACCCCACTATTCCCGTTAGGGTCATCATCCAGTCGCTTCTACCTGTTGTAGCTATAGCCGCCTCACGCTTTCTAGCTGAGTCTCTATCCTGGACTTCTAAACGATAAAGCTCTACAAGCTGGTCGTGAGCCGCTGCCTTTTCTTCAGCAGACATATCAGGGTCGGTGTCAATTAAATTCTTTATAACGCCCAACACTCCGCTATCAGGAAGAACTTTAGAAGCTCCCTTAACAACAGAGGGCAGTACGCTTAATAATATTTTACCAAGCCCTGTTTCTTTAAATGGTTTTTTTTCTGACATTATTTTTCAGGCTTTCTTCCGGGTCTTTGTCTTCCGGTTACAGCTCCAGGTAAATCTCCTAATTGATTTCCAACTTCTTTTACTGCATCCGCAACATCTGAAAGTTCTTCTCCAACTCTTGATTTAATTTGCCCAACATCTTCTTTGATATCTGCCACTTTCTTTTCAAGCTTATCGGATATGAAATTTTTGTCTTCATCTTTTATAAATCCGATGTGTAAAAATATCACATAGACTAGCGATAAGACAAGCACAATGTTGAGTATAATACTAAATGTAAGCATAATTAATTGTTTTTTATTTAATACAGTTTTCTATTTCTTTTATTTTTAATTTTATTTGATTAATGTCTTCAGTCCATTTGTCAGAGTTTTTTTCTATATAAAATAATCTTAAATTTTGTTCAGCATCATCTGGCAAAGCCCCCATTTCTCCTCTAGGCCATTTGATTCTAAATTCGGTATTCATTTTAAGTTCAGATTCTATGCGCATTACATTAACATTTAACGCTTGTATTTCTGCTAATAAAGTAAAATAAACACTGGCTATAGAAAATAAAGCCAAACAAACTCCAACTAAAGTTTTAATATCAACCTTAACATTTGTTTTTTCGTTTAAATTAATATTGTTCAATTGCTAAATTATTTTATACGTTGTTTTTCCATTTATTATTTCAGCTT